ATAAAATGGATAACTTCGATTTAAAAAAATATTTAGCTGAAGGAAGGCTATTAAAAGAACAAACTGTAGCTATTGATTTATCTTGGGAAGAATTTCAAGAAAAATTTCCTCAAGTTAAAGATGAGAATCTAGCAGGTGAAGTATATGATATAATGCAAGACCAAGGAAGTTTTGATGATATGGATGATGAAGATGTAATTGAATTTATGAATGCAGCTTCAACTTGGACAGATGCAGAAGATGTAGCCGATTATTTTGATGAACCAGCTTCAGATATTGGTAAATTAATAGCTGGTTATTATCAAACAGAAAGTGGATATGAAGATTATGATGATAAATGGTATAACTATTTAGATTATTTATTTCCTCAAACCGAAAGAGAGGGTGATGATATTGATGATTATTATATAGACTAATTCGATGAAATATAATAAAATGAAAGAAAAAATTTGTAATTTTATTTGTAAGATAACATTTAATAAAATATGTTTAAAGTGGTGTAACAGTAAGTGTTGTGCTTCGTAATCTTAATAGATTATCATATATTTATAATAAACAAAAAGTTGTAGTTGGTGAAATACCAGCTTTTTAATAATTAAAAAAGACAGCAAACATTATGGCAATTAAATCAGCAAACTCTTGGTTAAGTTTCTTAGTAGAAAGACCAGGACACCAATATTGGAACTCAAGAACACTTGATGCTTACGATTTTGTATACAGCTTTGTATCAAAATATTTACCAATAAAAAACATGACACCTTTAACATTAGCAGATGTAAGTGGTGTAATTGGAGCAGCAACATGGTTAGCAGAATATGCTACAATAGCTAATGCAACACCAAGAACATTAACAACAGATACAGCAGCAAACCTAATTGCAAATTTAGGATTTACTAAAGATAATGATTCATTTGAGACTGTTATTGCAAATTTAAGTGGTGCAAATGCATTAACTTTAGCAGCGGGTGCAGGTGTAACATCATATGGAAGCCTAACAATAGCAGCAAGTAATAACGTTAAAGTTAGATTAAGAAGAGCTAGTGCAACTACTGTTTCAATGTATATTTTATAAAAACTAAAAAAAAGAAAAAATTATGGCATATTCAAAAGTATTAGCTCCAGTAGACATGACTAACCAATTGGAAAGAAGACCAGGACATTGGTATTGGGATAATCAATTATTAACAGCAGATAGAGTATTATGGTCTTGGGTAAATAGAGTTGAACCAAGTAATTTTGGTGGTAATTCAGTAGGTTTAACAGCAGGAGCAACTTCAATAACTGTAACTTCATTTTTTGATTCATCAGAATCTAACAATGCAGCATATTCTGCTCACTTAGGTCAAACACCAGCAGGTCCTATTAGTGTAGCAATGCCTACAGCAGCTCAATTTATATCAAATTTTGGATTTATAGTAGGAGAATATTTTGAATTTTCTTATACTAACCTATCAGGAGGGAATGCTATTACAGTAACAGCATCAGCAGGTGGACTAACAGAAATTGGATCAATGGTAATTGCTGGAGGAGCAACAGCTCGATTCCGTGTTTATATTGGAACAATTACTTCTGGAATTGAAGACGGATTAATAATCAGATTATAATTTAATTTAAATAAAAAATAAAACCATGGCAGGAACAAGAGGAACAGCATATACTCCAGGAGGATTATCTTCTACAACATCAAAAACATTTAGTGGTGGAGAAAGATTTATCTGGAATAATAAGATAGCAAAAGTAAATGATATAGTATATAGCTATCAAAACATAAATACTCCAATAAATTACCAACCAGTACACGAAACATCTAATATAGCTCTTTCAGTTACACCAACTGTAATTAAAAAGCAAATTATTGTAAGTAACCCAGGTGGAGCTATTAATTTTACTACTTCAACAGCAGCAGTATTAATTGATGGATTATTTGGAGGGACATCAGGAACAGCATCTCATGAATTATATGAAATGTATAAACTCCACATTATTAACATATCAGGAGCTAACGCTATAACAATGGTAGGTGGTACAGGAGCTACTATTGTAGGTAGTGCAGTTGTAGCAGCTGGAGCTTCAGCAAGTTTTGATATTTCATTAGCATCAGCTACAACAGTATCAGTATTAAGAGCTAGCTAAATAAACATATAGTCAGATTCATAGCCTGGCGATTAAATTAAATTAAGAGATCTGTGGCCTCCATTTGGAGGTCACATTTTTTTTTCGTATATTCACGCATATAAAATAATACAATACATGGGCAAAAACATAATAATATTAGGAGCAGGGGTGGCAGGAGTAAATGCTGCTACTAAATTGGTTGATAATAATTTTGATGGTAAAATTACTATTATTGATATGGGTAAAGATCCATATTTAAGACCATATGAAGAAGTAATGACTGGTTACTTAGGAGCGGGTGGTTGGTCAGATGGTAAATTAACATATTCTACTCAAATTGGGGGACAATTATCTAAATATGTAGGTGATGAAAAAGCAATGGAGCTTATGAAGCAAGTAGTAGATAATTTTACTAGATTTCACCCTCACCCAGAGCAAATTATATTATCTTCACCTGATAAAGAACCAGATTTTATCAAACCATATTTTGGTTTAAGATTATTTCCAGTATGGCATATTGGTACTGATTATCTACATGAAATTGGTAAAAGTTGGTATGATTATTTAGTTGATAAAGGTGTAGAATTTATATGGGAAACTAAAGTAGATGATATTGATTTTGATAATGAATGGATTTATTGTGATGGAGAAAAAATGCAATATGATAAACTTATATTTGGTGTAGGTAAATCAGGTATAGATTTTACATCAGAAATAATGAAAAAATATGATTTACCAACAGAAGAAAAACCAGCTCAAATTGGTGTTAGATTTGAAGCACCACAAAAACACTTTCAAAAGTTAATTGATATTGCTTATGATTTTAAATTATATAGAAAGTATGAAGATAAAGGTGTATCATTAAGATCATTTTGTACTAATAATAATGCAGCTTATGTAGCAGTTGAAGAAACATATGGTAACCATAGTTACAATGGACATGCTAAAAAAGATGAAGCATTTAGAAATGATATGACTAATTTTGGTATATTAATGGAAGTACAAGGTATTAAAGAACCATTTAAATGGGCTAGAAAAGTAGTACAAAATTTACAATCTAAAGGTACTGGTTTATTTTATAGTCCAACAAGAGAACAATCAACTACATCAGAAGGTGTAGAAGTATCAGCTACTAAAGTAGATAGATTACATGAAATTTCTAAAGCAATGCAACCATATTTTCCGTATGTATATGATTTTATTAATGACATGAAAAAAGTATTTCCAACATTAAAAGATGATTGGGGAATATATGTACCTGAAGTTAAATATCTAGCTCCTGAACCATTAGTTAATTACGATAACTTATCATTAACTAAATATCCAAATGTTCACTTTGTGGGAGATGCCCTTTCTGCAAGAGGCATTTCGGTATCAGGAGCTCATGGTACACTAGTTGCTGAAGATATTTTGGAAAACCAATAAATATTACGTATATTATAGCATATGAAAAATAAAGAAAACGAGTGGCCTAAAAGTCAAAGATTAAAAAAAGCAGATGGGACTATAGCTTATATTTGGGATGGTAAACTACATAATTGGGAAGGACCAGCTTTAATACCTGAGGGCAATGAGAGAAAAGCAGAATATCATTTATATGGTATACAATTTAGTAAAGAAGATCATAAAGAAGCGATTAGGAATCAAACGGGGTTGCCTTGGTATAAACAACCAGCACCTAAAGGTCAAAATCATAGAAATTAAAATATGAAAATAGGTTTATGTGGTACAATGAGTGTAGGAAAAACTACATTAGTTAATGCTTTAAAAGAAACGGAACAATTTAATAATTATAATTTTGCTACTGAGCGTAGTAAATATTTAAGTAATTTAGGTATTCCTTTAAATACTGATTCTACATTAAAGGGTCAAACAGTATTTTTAGCTGAACGTTGTGCCGAATTAATGCAAGATAATATAATTACAGATAGAACTGTATTTGATGTTATGGCATTTACAATGAATGCTAAATCTATAGCTCATCAAGATAAAGATATATTTGAAAAATATGCAAAAGAATTTGTACGAGAATATGATTACATTTTTTATATTTCTCCTTATGGCTTACCTATTGAAGATAATGGAGTACGTGAAACAGATGAACATTATAGAGATTTAATTGATTTTACTATCACAACTTTAATTAAAAGATATAGCCATAAATGTAATACAATAGAAAAAATATCAGGATCTACAGAGGAACGTATTCAACAAATATTAACTGTTACAGGGCTTTAACATATTTATAATAAAACCTAATAGCAATGAAAAAATCTGAATTAAAATCTTATATTAAAGAAAATATACTTTCGACTTTATCAGAGAACGAAGAAAATAAAATATCTCCAGAAGATGTAAAAGCTCAACAATCCTATAACGCTGAACTTAAAAAAACAGTTGACCTACAAAAACAATTAGGTGAGGACGAGGAAGATGATGAAAAAGATGCTATAAAAAATGCTAAAGCCGCTAGAGGTAAATTTAAAAAATTAGATATAGCTGTTAAAGCTTTAAAAGATATTACTACTAGTATGAAATCATTAGCTAGAAAATATAGTAAAGCAGATGGAATTGAAAAAGAAAAAATTAAAGATGATTTAAAACAAAAAACATCTAGAAAAAAAGAATTAGAATCATTAGTTGCACAATTAGAAAAAGATGCCGTCTAAAGAAAGATTTATCACTTATGGAATAATCCTTCTTTTAAGTAGTGCATTAATTTATTTTGTATTAATAGGAGATGAGGAATATGTTATAGATTATAATACTAAAATAGAAAAATTAGAATCTAAAGTTGATTCTTTACATAATATAAATGATAATCTAGTATTTAAAATTGATACATTAAATCAACAAGTAGTAAAATTAGACAAAGAAATATATCAACAAGATAAAAAAATTGTCACTTTAAAATATAAAGTAAATGAAAAAGTTAATTCCGTTGATAGCTTTAATGATGATGAGCTTACAAGGTTTTTCACAGAACGTTACGGACAGTACCTCGATTCAGTTAAAAAAGCCAATAGTTCGTCTAGTAATTAAAGATTTAATTAAAGGAGACGGGAATAAAAATGAACTAATAATAGTCAATGAAAAAATAGGCTTATTAGAAAAAAAAGTTGTTATTAAAGATAGTGTTATAAATAAATTAAATGAAAGAGTTGTAAATTTTGAAAGTATGTTAAATACCAAATCAAACCAAATAGCTTTATCAAAAGAACTTTCTTTAAAACTTCAAACTGATTTAAAAAAGCAAAAGGTAAAAACCAAATTAATGTCTGGAGCTGGTATATTAGTTGCAGTAGGTATTTTAGTATTGACAAAATAATATGGCTGATTTAAAAAAAGTAATACGTCAAGAATATTTAAAATGTGCTCGGGATCCTGTACATTTTATGCGTAAATATTGTTATATACAGCACCCACAACGAGGGCGCATACAATTTAATCTATTTCCTTTCCAAGAAAAGGTACTTACATTATTTCAAGACAATCCTTATTCTATTATTTTAAAATCTAGACAGTTAGGTATATCTACTTTATCAGCAGGTTATTCTTTGTGGATGATGACATTTCATAAAGATAAAAATATACTTTGTATAGCAACAAAACAAGAAACAGCTAAAAACATGGTTACAAAGGTAAAATTTATGTATGAAAATTTACCATCTTGGCTTAAAATTGATGCAGCAGAAAATAATAAATTAAATCTTCGATTATCAAATGGATCTCAAATTAAAGCTACATCAGCTTCAAGTGATGCTGGTAGATCTGAAGCAGTATCTTTACTATTAATTGATGAAGCAGCTTTTATTGATAATATTGGAGAAATTTGGGCATCAGCACAACAAACATTAGCAACAGGTGGTGGTTGTATAGCATTATCTACTCCTTATGGTACTGGTAATTGGTTTCATCAAACCTGGACAAGAGCAGAAGCAAAAGAAAATCAATTTTTACCTATTAAATTACCCTGGTATGTCCATCCAGAAAGAGATCAAAAGTGGAGAGATACACAAAATGAATTATTAGGTGATCCTAGAATGGCAGCACAAGAATGTGATTGTGATTTTAGTACTTCTGGTGATATTGTATTTTACAGTGAATATATAGAATATTATGAAAAATCATTTATAAAATCACCATTAGAAAGAAGAGGAGTTGATAAAAATTTATGGGTATGGGAAAATGCAGATTATACTAGAGATTATTTAGTAGTAGCAGATGTATCTAGAGGTGACGGAAAAGATTATTCTGCATTTCATGTATTAGATGTTACTAATAATGTTCAAGTAGCAGAATATAAAGGACAATTAGGTACTAAAGAATTTGGACATTTATTAGTTGGTATAGCAACTGAGTATAATGAAGCATTATTAGTAATAGAAAATGCTAATATAGGATGGGCTACAATACAGGTTTGTATTGATAGAAATTACCCTAACTTATATTATTCCCAAAAATCAGAAGGAACAAATGTAAATTCTTATTTTGATAAATTTCAAGACCATTCAAAAATGGTAGCTGGGTTTACTATGTCTTCTAGAACACGACCTATGGTAATAGGTAAATTACAAGAATATATTGGTGACAAAGGCGTAACTATACAATCTAAAAGATTAGTTGAAGAAATGAAAACCTTTATTTGGCGTAATGGAAGACCAGAAGCTCAAACAGGGTATAACGATGATTTAGTCATGTCCTTTGGTATGGCTATGTATATTAGAGATACAGCTTTAAAATATAGACAAAGAGGTATTGACATACAAAAACAAACATTAAACAATATGAAAGTCAACAGAACTCCTTATCAGGCAAGTTATGGCGTAGGTAACCAAAAAGTTAAAAATCCCTACCAAATGAACACACCTGATGGCAACGAGGATATAAGTTGGTTATTATAGTAATATTTATAACGATAATTATATATTAATATGGCAGATAAAAGCGTATTTTCAAGACTAAGGAAACTATTTTCAACAGATGTAGTAGTACGAAATGTTGGGGGAAATCAAGTTAAAACTATAGATTCAGGACATATCCAATCGAGTGGGGAATATGAAACTAATGCTTTAGTAGACAGATTTAATAAGGTATATTCTAGCGCCCCAACATCATTACTAGGGGCTCAATTTAATTTAAACTATCAATATTTAAGAACTACACTATATTCAGAATATGATATAATGGATACAGATGCTATTATTGCTTCTGCTTTAGATATTATAGCTGACGAATCTACACTTAAAAATGACATGGGTGAAGTATTACAAATTAGAAGCTCAAATGAAGACATACAAAAAATACTTTATAATTTATTTTATGATGTTTTAAATATTGAATTTAATTTATGGATGTGGGTTAGACAAATGTGTAAATATGGCGATTTCTTCCTAAAATTAGAAATAGCAGAAAAATTTGGTGTTTACAATGTTATACCATACACAGCATATCATATTGAAAGATTAGAAGGAAATAATCCAGATAATCCAGCTGAAGTATTATATAAATGGAATCCTGATGGTTTTGCAGGTAGTTCTTATGGTTATTATAATGTACCTAACCAAGGTGCAGATAATAGTCCAGGTATTACTTATGAAAATTATGAAATGGCTCACTTTAGAATGGTAGCTGATGTTAATTACCTTCCTTATGGTAGATCATATATTGAACCTGCAAGAAAATTATATAAACAATATTCTTTAATGGAAGACGCTATGTTAATTCACAGAATTGCACGTGCACCTGAAAAAAGAGTATTTTATGTAAATGTTGGTTCTATACCTCCAAATGAAATAGAAGCATTTATGCAACAAACTATTTCAAGTATGAAACGTACTCCTATGATGGATGAAAAAACAGGTGAATATAATTTAAAGTATAATATGCAAAATATGCTTGAAGATTTTTATATACCAGTTAGAGGAAATGATAATGCAACTAAAATTGATACTACACCAGGTTTATCATATGATGGTATTCAAGACGTTGAATACTTAAGAGATAAATTATTTGCAGCTCTTAAAATACCTAAAGCATTTTTAGGTTATGATGAAAATATAGAAGGAAAAGCTACATTAGCAGCCGAAGATATTAGGTTTGCTCGTACAATTGATAGAATACAAAGAATATTACTATCAGAATTAAATAAAATAGCATTAGTTCATTTATATACTCAAGGTTATACTGATGAAACGTTAACTAATTTTGAATTATCAATGACTACTCCATCAATTATATTTGAACAGGAGAAAGTTGAATTAATGAAATCAAAATCTGAATTAGCAGGTACATTATTAGAACAAGGTTTAGTACCATCTGATTGGATTTATCACAATGTTTATCATTTCAGTGAAGACCAATATGATGAGTATAGAGATTTAGTTAGAGAAGATGCTAAACGTAAGTTTAGAGTAGACCAAATAACAGCAGAAGGTAATGATCCAGTATCAACAGGTAAATCATATGGTACACCTCATGATTTAGCATCATTATATGGAATGGGAAGAACACAATCTGACCCAGCAAATGTACCAGATGGTTATGCTGATGATTTAGATAAGGGTAGACCAAAAGATTCAATATCTAATAGAGGTAAACAAGAAAGTAATTTTGGTAAAGATCCACTAGGTACTAAACGTATGAAAGATACAGATAAAAATGAAGGTAGTGGAAGACCTAGTATAAGAGAAACAGTAAGTGCTCAAACTACTTATTTAAAAAACAAAGAAATTTTTAAATCTTTAAATAAGAAAAAATTAATTTTTGAAGAAGATAAAAATACTTCATCGTTACTTGATGAATCTCAACTAAAAGACTAATATTTATAAATAAATATATTTTTGATGAAAATAAAACACTCAAAGTATAAAAATACTGGCATATTATTTGAACTGCTAGTAAGGCAAATAACAGCCGATACTTTAAAAGGCGTAGACTCACCGGCAATTAACCTACTAAAAGAAAACTTTGTAAAAAGTGAACTTGGACGTGAATATAAGTTATATGAATCTGTTTTAAAATCTAAAGTACTAAGTGAGGGTAGAGCTAATCTATTACTATCTACTATTTTAGAAAGTTCTACAAAATTAAATAGAACTGTATTAAAAAAGCAAAAATATAATTTAATTAATGAGATTAAAAAATATTATAATTTAGAATCCTTTTTTGGTTCTAAAATAAATAATTATAAAGAAATAGGTTCTATTTATACTCTAATAGAAAGTTATAACAGTAAACAAGTAACTGATATTAATCAAATTAATAAAAATAAAATAACTCTATTAGAACATCTGACTAAACAGATAATCCCTAAAGATGATACAGATAAAATTTTAAATGAATTTTCTGAGTATGATAAAGATGTTAGATCATTAACCCATAGAATATTATTAGAAAAATTTAATGATAAATATGATGGTTTAAGTATTGATCAAAAACAAGTACTTAAAGAATTTATTAATTCTGTAGATTCAACTCCTAGTTTAAGAAATTTTTATAATTCTAAAATTAAAGAATTACATTCATTACTAAAAGAAACAGGAAACAACATTAAAGATAAAGCTATACAAATTAAAGTACAAGAAGTTTCAAAATTACTAGTTGAATTAGATAAAACTGATAAGGTAGATAGTGATAATCTAGTTGACTTGCTTCAATATTATGAATTAATTCAAGAAATTAAAATAGCAAATGGCGTACAAGTATAAAATTAAAGAAGCTCCAGCTCCTAATTTAGCAAACCAAATTGGAGCTAAAGTTGGGGATGTAACATATTCTAAAGATGGAGACACTAGATATACTGTAGATGCAGTAAACCCAGAAAGTGGTAAAGTATCTTGGAAAGTAACTAACTTACCTAATTTTGATAAGTTATTTGACGATATCAATGATGCAGCCGCAACAGCTAAAGGTGTTTATACTAAAGTTAAAGATGATGGTAAATTTTTAGAATTTTATGATCAAATTAGAGGAGTTAGAAATAAAATAAGAACTCATCTTCGTAATGAATACCCAGAAGATTATAAGCGAATGACTATGAACGAGGAAGATGTGGATGAAGCATCTATGTCAGGTGCAGCTGGTGCTTATAATACACCTTATGCCTTTAATAAAAATAAAAAAGAAGATGGGACAGATAATGATTCAGCATACACTTCTATTGGATACAAAGCAGTAAAGGAAAAAGCAGAAAATATTATTAGAAAAAAGTTTGCAAAAGTACCAAAAGCAAAAAAAGTAACATCTAAACAAAAAATGAAATTACCTTCAGGTATGGTAAGTTCATTTGGAGTTACTGAAAATAAAGAAAATCCTGGTGCTACATTAGGACCTGGACCAGCAGCAAGTGAAGATGGAGTAAAAGATAATTATTATGTAAAAGGATTTAAGTATAAATTAGTTCCAAAAAATAAACAGGGAACTTATGTACAAAAGGGATCGTCTATGCCAGTTCGTAAACTTTGGGGATAGGGCTAATATTTATAATATGAAGTACAGAATAGTTAAAGAAGAAACTGAAGCATCTAAATTTCAAGAAGCACGTATTGATGCATTTGATGATTTAGAAGCAAGATTAGATAACATAAAAAAAGACTTACGTCAAGCAAAAATAGAGACGATAAAAGTATACAGAGAACAGCCAAATACTTATGCTGTAGTTAAACCTACAGATTTAATTGGCGATTTTATAAAAGACATAGAAACACTATTAGGAAAATAATATGAAAACACTACAAGAACAATACAATTTAATTAAAGAAGGAAAAGGAGCAAAAGATGTATTCCTTAAAGAAGCAAAGCTTCAATATCCTTCAATGATTAATAATGCTGCTAATTTTACACAAGCAGCTAACATTTTAAAAAGAAGAAGTGTAATCCAAGAAAATTATGTAGATTTAAAACCTGTTAGTTCATGGGAAGCTCCGGCTAAACCAACTTGGGAATCTAAATTTAATTCTTTTTTAAATGAAGCTGGAGATAAATCATTAAATCCTATTGTTAACCGTGGAGATGGAAATGACTTAAGTATGAAATATAATACTAAGGAACAAGATGAAAAAGTATCAGCTGATCCAAAATATAAATTTGAAGTTGAAAATGGTTCTTATGGTAGTTATAAAAATATTTCTGATGGTGTAGAAAATGTTGCATCACATAATTATGATTATTCACCTACTGTAGATAACATTAATAATGTTAATGGGCAAGAAATGTTAAATGGTGTTTATGTTGAAACTAAATACAATCCAGAATTAACATTAGAAGCAGCACAAGCTTTAGCAATTAAAAACTTAGCTAAAGATCCATTACATTATGTAAAAAATGGACAGTTTGGAGTTAAAGATTTAGGATACCAACAACCAGCAACACAAGAAAACGATGGTAAAACATATGGTGGTAGTGGATTTAGTGATAAATTAAAAGATTCTGATAATAACTGGGCTGTAGTAAAAGAATCAATTCAAAAAATAGTAAAAGAAAATATAGCAGTAGGTAAAGGAAACCCTAATTCATTAGCTTCATTATCAGGTGAGGTAATAAAGCAAATGATGAATGAATCAGGATTACAATGGACGCCTGTAAAAGAGGCAGAAAGTTTACAAGATTTTGAAACTGAAAAACCAATGGAACCTGAAGTAAAAGAAAATGCTGTTGATAAAGCAATAGATGCTTCTCAAGATAAAGCAGGCATGGAAGAAGAAGCAAGACCTGATTATCCAGATGTTGATGGAGATGGAGATAAAGATGAATCTATGGAAAAAGCACTTAAAGATAAAAAAGAAAAGAAAAAGAAAGTAAAAAAAGAATCAATTGATTCTAAATTAGCAGAAATAGGAAAAGAAGCTGAACAAGTTAAAATGGAAGCTCAATTAGATTTTTTACATGATCATATTCAAGAAAAAGTAGATAGAGTTAGTTCAATTCAAGAAGATGAAAACCTTAGTGAATTAATTGATAAGTCTAAAATGAAGCAAATGCAGAGAGAAATTAAAGATCTTGAAAAGAAAAAGGCTAAAATGGAAAAACTTTACGAAAAATCTTGTGGTAAAAAATACTCTAAAAAAGAAATGGTAGACGAAACTGAAGAAGTGGATGAGTCATTTGATAGTGTAGTTGATGATATCATGGATCAAGGTAAATCAAGAGAAGACGCTGAAAAAATTGCAGGTGCAATTAATGCAAAATATGTAGGTAACTACAAATAAATTAAAGTTATACATGAAGACATTACTAATAGAAACGCATGCGTTTAAACCATCACCAAATCAACTAACAGAAAATATTTCTGATGCTGGTAATTTGCTTGTTGAAGGTGTATTAGCGACAGCTGAAGTTAAAAATGGTAATGGTAGATATTATTCAAAGGATCTATGGAATAGAGAAATGGATAAATATTCTGAATTAATAGAACAAAGACGTTCAATGGGGGAATTAGATCACCCTGAATCTTCAGTAGTAAATTTAAAAAATGTATCTCATCTAATATCTGAATATTGGTGGGATGGAGATAATGTAATGGGTAAAATAGAAATTTTACCTACTCCATCAGGAAACATACTTAAAGAACTAATAGGTCATGGTGTTACAGTAGGTGTATCATCAAGAGGAATGGGATCATTACAAGATAGAGGTGGTGTAATGGAAGTACAAGATGATTTTGAATTATTATGTTGGGATTTTGTTTCCACACCCTCAAATCCAGGTTCTTATATGCATACAATTAAAGAAGGTAAAGAAATAACTAACTATGATTACAATAAAGTTAATTCTTTAATACACGAAATCCTTTGTTCAAAAGGATCTTGCCCAATAGTGTAATTTCTAAAAATACTCATATACGTATAACCAGAATACATCATGATTATCTTATATGATGTCGATAAACAATTAATACCTATTACGATTCTTAATAATCGTATTTCACAAACAAAAATTTTGGGAATTATGGCAACAAACAGAGATTTGCTAAAAGAAGCCATTGCTGATGCTAAATCCGTTAGGGAAGTAGCAATCGCCAATGCAAAACTTGCTCTAGAAGAAGCTTTCACTCCACACCTTAAATCTATGCTATCTGCAAAGTTAGATGAAATGGATAAAAAGGATGAAGAGGATGTAAAAGAATCTGAAGAGGAAGTAAAAGAAGCTGATGCTCCTAGTTTCGAAAGAAAAAATTCACCTGCTGGTGATTCTTTAAAGGACCTAGCTCCACGTAAAGTGGGACAATCAACGGTTCAAGAAGATGAAGTAGAAGAAGAAATTGATCTGGATGAACTATTAGCTGAACTTGAAGACTCTAAAAAGGGTAACAAAGAAGAGCAGAAAAAAATGGAAGGTGCTATCAGAGATGATAGAGACCACATTAAAGATCTAGAAAAAGATCTTGCTGACGACGAAAAGAAATTAGCTAAATTAAAAGCTGATGAGAAAAAAGACGTCAACGAAGATGCTCGAACTGACGCCGAAGAAGAAGGCTACAAAGACGGCATGAAAGACGAGAAAGAAGACATGAAAGAAGACGCTCGTACGGATGCTGAAGAAGAAGGCTACAAAGACGGTATGAAGGACGAAAAAGAAGACATGGACGACGAGGAAATTGACCTTGAAGATATGTCTGAAGACGACCTAAAAGGCTTTATTGAAGATGTCATTAAAGACATGGTTGCTGATGGTTCAATTGAACCAGGCGACGAATTCGTAGAAGACGAAATGGATATGGAAGACGAAATTGACATCGAAGATGTTGAAGACGTAGATGTAGACATTGAAATTGACGAAGAAATGAAGAAAGCTAAAAAAGACGAGTTAGACGAAAAAATGTCTAATCCAGTTCAAAGAAAAGGTGACGATGAGAAAAAGGACGGTAAGTTCGAAAAGGAATCTAAGCCAGAAATGGAAACTGAAAAAATGCGTAAAATGGAAGAAGATTTAGAATCTGCAATCAATTCAGTAAATGAATTAAAAGCAGAACTAAATGAAGTAAATCTATTAAACGCGAAATTACTTTACACTAATAAAATCTTTAAAGCTAAAAACTTGACAGAAAGTAAAAAAGTAAAAGTATTAAAGGCATTTGATAAGGCCAAGGATGTAAAAACAGCAAAAACAATTTTTACTACATTAAACGAAGGATTACTAGATAATGCTCCAGTTAATAGAGTAAAAGGTTTAGCATCGAAAGCTAGTGGTTTAGAACCAAAAGCGACGTCAACAAAACAACCTATAATCGAATCAAATGACGTTTTTAACCGTATGCGTAAGCTTGCGGGATTAATTTAAAATAACATTAACACAATTTAAAAAAACTATTATTATGAGCTTAAATTCTCTTTTAGAAAGTGCTAATCCGTATCACTCAGTACAGAGCGATGCTGCTAGATTAGCTACAAAATGGGAAAAAACAGGTCTTTTAGAAGGTTTAGATGGTTCCCATAAAAATAACATGGGTATTATTCTTGAAAACCAAGCTAAACAACTTGTTGTTGAATCTTCTCAAACAGGTGGTGGAAATGCATCTTCAGGTACATTTCAATCACAAACTGCTGTAAACATTGGTGGTCAATGGGCAGGAGTTGCTTTACCATTAGTAAGAAAAGTATTTGGTCAAATCGCTGCAAAGGAATTTGTTTCGGTTCAACCAATGAACTTACCTTCTGGTCTTGTATTCTTCCTAGACTTCCAATATGGAACAGATAAATCACCATTTTCAGCTGGTGATTCACTTTATGGAAACGGTAGCGTTGCTACTAATCCATTTGGTAACGATAGCGCAGGTGGATTATATGGATCTGGTAGATTCTCTTACTCTACACAAACAACAGGAAGTATAAAAGCTTCAGTTGCTGCTGCTACTGCATCTTGGGGTAACTTAGATTATGATTCAGATTATTCTGCATCAGTTGCTAACAACGAATATGTTTTAGTAACATTTAACACTTCAAGTTTCGCATACCCAGACGCTACTGCTGTAAAGTCATTCCAACTTTTCTCAGCATCAGCTGCTCCAATTCAAGTAAGTGCATTCAGTACAAGCCAAAATGGACAGATCTCTTTCGTAGTATCTCGTTCTAACTGGAATGTAGGTGGTGCTGCAAGAATTGGTCAATTATCTTACTCATTACAACCAACTGATCAATACAGAGGTGACTTTGAAGCAGGTAATTCATTACCAAACGGAAACAACAACCTAACAGGTTCTTACTGTTGCCCAGCACAAACAATTCCAGAAATCAATGTACAGATGAAATCATCTGCTATCGTTGCTAAAACTAAGAAATTGAAAGCTGTATGGACACCAGAATTTGCACAGGATTTAAATGCATATCATGCATTAGATGCTGAAGCTGAATTAACTTCAATCTTAAGTGAGTACATTTCATTAGAAATTGACTTAGAAATCTTAAGTATGTTAATTACTAATGCTGCTGCAGGAACTGAAGTATGGTCAGCTGTTAACAACACTGCAATTAATAGCGCAGGTGCTGTAAGCGATTTAGGATTTTACAATTCTCAAGGACAATGGTTCCAAACATTAGGAACTAAAGTTCAAAAGTTAAGTAATATCATTCACCAGAAAACTCTTAGAGGTGGTGCTAACTTTATGGTAGTATCTCCAACAGTTGCTACAATAATTGAATCTATACCAGGATTTGCATCTGATTCAGATGGAGATGCTGCTAAAGCTTCTTATGCATTTGGTGTACAAAAAGTAGGTCAATTAAACGGAAGATATAAAGTTTACAAAAACCCTTACATGACTTCTAACATTATGTTATTAGGATTTAGAGGTGGACAATTCTTAGAAAGTGGTGCTGTATTTGCTCCATACATTCCATTAATTATGACTCCATTAGTATATGATCCAGACACGTTTGTGCCTAGAAAAGGTCTATTGACTAGATATGCTAAGAAAATGGTAAGACCAGAATTTTATGGTACTATCGAAATTTCAGGTTTAAACACTCTATAATTAGAGATTAAACTGGATCTTAATAAATTAGAGGCGCTTTTGCGCCTCTTTTTTTTTGTTTATAATAATAAAGAAATTTTCAATATTTATAACAAAATACTAATAATATGAATGTACCAATTTGGCCAGGGTCATCATCATTCGCACCCGGTGCAACACCGTTTGGTTTTTATGATACACAAGCGGATTTTGATTTAGATGCAGATAAAGTAGCTGATTTTTGCGCAAGGAGATTAGGTTATCCATTAGTTGATGTTGAATTACAATCAGGGTCGTTTTACACAGCTTTTGAAGAAGCTGTAACTACCTATGGAAATGAGTTATATGCTTATAAAGTAAGAGATAATCAATTAACATTAGAAGGTTTAAAAACAGGATCAGGTCCTTTAAATCAAGCTATAATAACACCATCATTTGAACCAATAGTAAGACTTACAGAAATGTATGGTGCTGAAGCAGGATCAGGTGGTAATGTGCCTTATTATTCTGGTTCATTTGCTTTAACTTCAAGCCAACAAGATTATTCTTTTCAAACATTTATGTCTCAAAGCTTAATAACTAGTTCTTTAGGAACAGGCTTAGCTGCTTTTGGGGATTTTGGTATAGAAGTTAAAAGAGTATTTTATCAAGAACCATTACCAGCATCAGCTATATTAATGGATCCTTATAATGGATTTGGATTTGGAGGAGCTATTGCAGCTGGAATTGCAGGTGTAGGTGGATTTGGTGGAGCAGAAGGTTTCTTAATGATGCCTTTAAATTATGACTTACAAGTTATTCAATCTATTGATATGAATAGACAAGTTAGAAGAAGTAATTATAGCTTTGAAATAAGAAATGATATGTTAAGAATATTCCCTATCCCTAATTTTAGTGGTGGAAATGATGATTGTGATGGATGTTGTGAACGTAGAGTTTGGTTTGAATATATAATAAGAGATGAAAGAATAGAAGGCTCAGTTAAAAAAACACCAACATCAGTAACAAATGTTTCAAATACACCATACGAAAATCCAAATTACGATTACATTAATTCAATTGGTAGACAATGGATTTTTGAATACACATTATCTTTATCTAAAGAAATGTTAGGATACGTAAGAGGAAAATATAGCAGTATACCTATTCCAAATGCTGAAGTTAATTTAAATCAAGGTGATTTAATATCAGCTGCAACATCTGAAAAAACAGCATTACTTGAAAGATTAAGGAATTATTTTGATGAAACATCAAGACAAGCATTATTAAATCGTAGGGCATCTGAAGCTGAAGCTAAGATGATAGAGTTACAACAAGTGCCTTACACAATCTATATAGCATAATATGGCAATGTTCACCACCCAGAGAGATATGTCTCTGGTTAGAAAGTTAAATAGAGAACTGATGGGTAATATTATTACTCAGCAATGCTCCTTATATCAATTTAAATTAGAAGAAACTAAAGTTAATTTATATGGAGAAGCCGATGAAGAAAAATTTTATGACGGTCCTTTTATATTTAATGTTTTAATAAATAGAGAAAATGAACAATATGTTGATAATGTAGAAGGTGTTCAATTTGGACAAGGAATTCAATTTTATTTTTTTAGAGATGATTTAGTAGATGCAGACGTATTACCTAGAGTAGGTGATATTGTTTTATATCAAGAAGGATATTATGGAGTACAAAGTACAGTAGCTAACCAATATTGGGGAGGTAAAAATCCAAAATACCCAAATAATGTTAACCCACTAAATCCAGGATTAGAAAACTTTGGTAATAATTTATCAACATTAGTTTCAACATATTATATCCCAGCGGATAAAGTAGCAATTTCACCTTATAGAGAAAGAATGTAATGGCAAAACCTAGAAAACCTACACCAAAAACTCAAAAACAAATATCTGTTTCAAAGCAAAAAGCTTTTAATGGTATTGAAGATAGAGGTATTCAAACTAATCCTAATTTTAATGATGGGCATGAAAATGCTAATTACCAAAATACAGGAATAAGTTTTAATAGGTCTGAGGAAATGAGTTTTAAGGAAGATAAAACAAAACAATACTCTGTTGGTATACAAGATTTAGATGAAGCTGTATTTTATTATTTTCAAAATGTAATTAAACCTTTTGTTACTCAAAATGGTCAACGTAGAGAAGTACCAGTAATATATGGTGCTCCTGAAAGATGGAAATCATTTCAAAGAGATGGATATTATAGAGATAAACAAGGTGCAATTATGTTACCTATTATCGTAATTAAAAGAGATACAATAACAAAAGACAGATCAGTAGCTAATAAATTAGATTCTAATCAACCCAATTTATATGGTACATGGTCTAAAACATATGGTGCTAATAACTTTTATGATAATTTTTCACAATTAAATAATAGAATACCCGTTGACACTTATCATGTAGTAGCACAACCTGATTATGTAACATTAGAATATAGTTGTCTTATACAAACTTATTATATGTCTCAATTAAATAAAATTATTGAAGCATGTGAATACGCATCTGATTCATATTGGGGTAATCCTGAAAGATACAAATTTAGAGCATTTATAGATTCGTTTGCAACAGCAACAGAATTAATAATGGGTCAAGACAGGCTTGTTAAAGGTACTTTTAATATAAGATTAAGGGGTTACATTATTCCTGATGTTATACAAAAAGATTTAAATGCTATGAAAAAATATAGTTCAAAGGCTAAAGTAACAATTTCAACAGAAACAGTAAGAGATATGAGAGATACTACACCTTTAAGAAATCCTACAACAGATGGTAGGATAAGGGATTAATTTTAATAAATCTAAATATATTTATAATCAAACAAATACATTATGTCTAAAAAGTTATCAGAAAAAGAGTTACAATTACTAAATAGTTATCAAACAAAAAACAATGATATAATATTTAGTTTAGGATCCATAGAATTAAATAAAATGGTCCAAAATGAAAAAAAAGAGGAGTTATTTAAAAATTTTAAAGAACTTCAAAAAGAACAAGACATTACTGCTAAAGGATTAGAAGAAAAATACGGTAGTGGAAACATAAATTTAACAAATGGTGAAATAAGTCCGATAGAATAGACTTTTGAGGAAATTTCTAATATTTATAACAAAATAATACTTTAATATATAATATAAAGCAATGGCAGAAACATTAATATCTCCAGGCGTATTGGCAAGAGAAAATGATCAATCATTTATCCAACAAAACCCATTAAATTTCGGAGCAGCGATTATAGGACCAGCAGTAAAAGGACCTGTAGAAAAACCTACATTAGTTACTTCATTCAGTGAGTACCAAGCAATATTTGGTCAAACAGTTGAAAGTGCATCTCTACAGTATTCTTACTTAACTTCTACAGCGGCTAATAATTACTTTAGACAAGGTGGAACCTCATTATTAGTAACAAGAGTTACTCATGGTGATTTCGCTCCAGCATTTACCTCAGGTAGTACTGCAGGATCTGGAAATAGTGGAATCATGAATCTTGAAACATCAGAATCATTCCAAATCCAAACAATTTCTGAAGGAACTATAATGAACAACTATGCAACATCTGATGCTGCAAGTGGTACATTAGCATTAGGTACTGCAGATAATGTTAGATGGCAAATTGCTGGTGTTAATACAGGATCAGGTACTTTCTCTTTAATAGTAAGACAAGGTAACGATACTTCAAATTCACCATCAATTTTAGAAACATTTAATGATTTATCATTAGATCCATTCCAACCAAATTATATAGAAAGAGTAATAGGTAATACTACTCACGAAATTGCACAGGATGGAGCTGATTATTATGTTAAATCAACAGGAGATTATGTTAATAGAAGTAAATATATTTCTGTAAAATCAGTATTAACTCCAACACCAAATTTCTTTAACAATGCAGGTGGAGTAAATAGTGGATCAGCAGGAACTTTATATTCAAAATTCATACCAGTAGCATCTTCAGGATCCTTCACGGGAGCAACTGGAGCAAATATTCAGGCATCAATGTCGCCAGCTAAATTTAATAGCAACATAATTGACACGAATATACAGGGATTAACGGCAACAGATTATTCAGCATCAATATCATTACTTAATAATAAAGATGATTATAACTTTAATGTTGTAGTTGCACCAGGATTAATTGGAGATTCATCATTTACAAATTCATTAGTTCAAGTTAATTCATTAGTAGCATTAGCAGAAAATAGACAAGATTGTATAACAGTAGTTGACCCATCAGCATATGGTAAAACAGTATCACAAACAGTAGCAAGTGCTACAGCATTTGATTCAAGTTATGCAGCTGCGTATTGGCCGTGGTTACAAGCAATTGACCCAACTAGCGGCATGACCACTTGGTCTCCAGCTTCAGCATTTATTCCAGGCGTATATTCATTTACAGACGCATCATCTGAGCCATGGTTTGCACCAGCAGGTTTAGTTAGAGGTGCTTTAGGGAATGTTATAAGAGCAGAACAAAGATTAACATCAGGACAAAGAGACACTTTATACAGTGGAAATGTAAATCCAATAGCAACATTCCCAGCAAGTGGAGTTGTAGTATTTGGACAAAAAACATTACAACGTAGAGCAAGTGCATTAGATAGAGTAAATGTAAGAAGATTGCTAATAGCAGTTAAATCATTTATAGTACAAGTATCAGATAACTTAGTGTTTGAGCAAAATACAATTAGTACAAGAAATAACTTCTTGACACAAGTTAACCCATACTTAGAATCAGTACAACAAAGACAAGGTTTATACGCGTTTAAAGTTGTAATGAACGAAACTAACAATACACCAGATGTTATTGATAGAAACGAATTAGTTGGAGCAATATATTTACAACCAACTAAAACAGCAGAATTCATAATCCTAGATTTCAATGTATTACCAACAGGAGTTGATTTCCCTGCATAAAAACTAAAAAACAGAATATTTATAATAAAATAAATAAAATAATAAAATGGCAGTATTAGACCCAAACGAAATATTTTTCACAGCTTTTGAACCTAAACAAAAGAATAGATTCATAATGTATGTAGATGGAATTCCTTCTTATCAAATTAAGGGAATTGGAGCTGTAACACTAACTCAAGGAACAGTACCTTTAAATCACATAAATGTTGAAAGATATGTAAAAGGTAAATCAAAATGGGGTACAATTCAGATGACATTATTTGATCCAATTACTCCAAGTGGTGCTCAAGCATGTATGGAGTGGGTTAGATTACATCATGAATCAGTAACAGGTAGAGATGGATATAGTGATTTTTATAAAAAAGATTTAACTATGAACGTATTAGGACCTGTAGGTGATATCGTATCTGAATGGATTATTAAAGGAGCTTTAATTACTGAAGCTAACTTTGGAGATTTTAATTGGGATACTGAAAATGCT